TTATAAAATACCATTGCTGTAATTTTTTGCTAATATAATTGGGTGAGGGGGTTTTTGAAAGGACAAATTTTTCAAGGTTAAAGGATAAAGGTTATGGGTTGCGGGATGCCATATTTTCAATACGTTGTGCTTTTTCGGTTTGGGTTTTCCAGTGCCCATAACTCATGCTTGCCTGTAACGGCTTTGAGAGTTGCTGATAAAGTAGTTTTAGCAGGTTTTTAATTTCGGGATCCACTGGTTGCGGGTTTTGGGTTTCGGGTTGCGAGTTGCGAGTTGCATAGTGGGTTGCAACGTTACCCTCTGCCCTTTGTGGAACCATGCTGGCGCGGATCTTGGGTAGCACATCGGGGAAGTTAACGGACATATTACGTAGCGTGCCGGCATCAACAACCAGCTCAGAGCCTCGCTCGGCTACCAGGGTTGGGCGTGAATATATCCCTGTTTTCATGCTGCCCCGGTATGGCACGTTGGAATATAATCGGCCATCGTCCTCGCCAATTACATCGTACTTACCGGCGTAGCGTTGTCCCACCGAGGAAACGGCTGCTTTAAGCCCAGTAAAGGCGGCTTCAACAAGAGCCGATATAGCCAAAGCTTTTGCCACTCCAGCAGCACCCCAGGTGGCAACGCTTTCTGCTGAGGCAAGACTACGCGCCCATATCTCTGCTATGGCCATACGGGCAATACCATGAGCGCTATCGAGCGCAATAAGAAGTAAATTTTTTGCAACCTCCTGGGCTGTCATCTCCGTATCGGTGGCCATACGCCCAAGCAGATCGCCCACGGAAGCAGCAAGGTTATCTGTAATGGCCCGGTACTGCTCGGCTTCCTGTATCTTTCGCTCAAGGGCTTCCTTGTCAAGCTGCGCCAGCCTGTCGTTCTCATCCTTCCAAAGTTTATACTCCTCATCAAGGAAGTTCTCGGTTGCCTTTAGGTTTTCGTCAATGTACTTTTCGTTATCGAACTTTTCGATATTGAGCTTAACCTGATCGTCGATACTTTTTTGTATCGATGCATCGATTTTCTCCATTAACTTGATGCGCTCCTGGGTAAGCTTAAACTCTGTGTCGTAGGTATCCTCACCAAATTTGCGCCTTAGCGCAAGCAAAGCCTCAAGGTGTGCAATCTCTTGTAGCTGTAACTCCCAGTCGAACTTTTCCTTGTCGATCTTCTGCTGAAGGTAATCGCGGTGTATTTCGAGCCTGCGCTTTTTGTTCAGCTCCTCAAGGGCCTCCAGTAGATCGTCGTAGGATTTTTCTGTTGTATCGTTTTCCTGAAAGTTTTTGATATTAAGCATTACTGCGCTTAAGTATTCCTTTAGTTGAACAATAGATTTATTGTTTGAATTTTTGCGAGAAACAAATTCTTGGTTGTAAAAAGCTATTGTCTGATCTAATTGATTCTGATAAAACTTTTTGGTTTCTTCGCTTGTAGCATTATTAATGTTTTCGCGTGATAATTTAATACCCTCGTTATTTTTTTCAATACGTTCAGTATTTTTTGCTATTAGCACATCCATTTTAGCAGCATTATCTTCGTGTGCTTCAATTTGTTGTTTTAAATCATTTTTAAGGGTATTTAGTTGTCTTTTATTAAGATTTTCAATTGTACGCATCCGCTCTTCTATGCTACGGGTGTCTTTCATCAGCTCATCAAATTCTTTAATTGCCTCGTTTAATTTTTTTTGTGATGCTGAAGCATCATCGGCTTTATTTCTAAAAATAGCAAATGCCGCCGCTGCCGCCGCCAAAAGACCTACTACAAGTCCAATTGGGTTTGCCTTTGTTGCAGCATTAAAGGCAAGCATGGCTTTTTGGCTCAACCAGGTGGCAGCCGTAACAATGTTAGTCCAAATTACTTGTGCTTTTACTGCAATAGTATATGCCGTAATCCCTGCTACTGCTATAACAATGTATTTCCCATACTGATCCAGAAATTTTACAAGGGCAATCAGCACCTTGGTTAGCGTTCCGGCAGTAACGGTTACTCCTCGGAATGCGGGCGAAAGTCGCTGTCCCAGCTCCATGGCTGCCAGCTTAAAACGGTTACGAGCCTGCTCCAGGGCTGCTGAGTTGGTTTCGGTATTGATTATGGCCTGTTCGGTGGCTATATTGGTGTCCGTTACTGACTGGGTGAAATGATCGACCCTATCGGCATTTTCAATTAGAATTGCACCGGCGGTGTAAGCCTCCTGCCCAAAGATCTTAACTATCTCGGCAGCGCTAAGATTTTCGTTCTTTAAGTTTTCCAGCGCCTTATTAAGCCCAACAACCTTGGGGTTAAACTCATCGGCACCGGTTTGGAGCTTTAGCAGCGCTGTACGCAGTTGGGTTCCGGCAATTTCGCCTTTTACTCCTTTTTCAGCAAGGGTTTCAATAAGTCCAACCGACTCCTCAACCGAGATATTTGCGCTTGCTGCCGCAGGACCGAACTTAATAATTGATGTGGCGATCTGATCCACGGCGGCCGCTCCGAACTTAGAGCCAGCAGCCAGCACGTTGATGTAATCGCTTGCCTGGCTTGCATCGGCACCGAATTGGTTCATCACATTGGCCAACGATTCAACGGCAACGGCTGTGTCCATTTTTGCTGCCTCGGCAAGCTTAAGCGCCTCGGTGGTAACGGCTGCAAGGGCCTCCTTATTCTCGAGCAGTTCGGGTTTGGCGCTTCCCATAAGCTTAAAGGCATCAACAATTTCATCAGCACTTCTGGTGATTCTAATACCATCTTCGGTGGTGCTTACAGAAAGTTTTTTAGCCTCTTCGGAAAGCCAGTTCAGCTCCTCGCCGGCTAATCCGGTAATTGCAGACAGCTCTGCTACTTTAGCATTGTATGCATCTGCATCCTGAGCTAGCTTGCGTAACCCCAATCCAACTCCGGTAACGGCAGCAATGGCACCAAGAGCCATTCCGCCAAAGCGGTTAAAGCCGCTGGCTACCCTGTTAAGCATTCCCTGCTGGCTTCCGGCAACACCAGTCATCTCAACTTTAACCTTACGTAGTTCTGCGGAAACCAGCCTTAGCTGCTTGCTCTTCTCAATATACTCGGCCGTTCCTCTGGTGGTTTTTTTTAGCTCGGCTTGCAGCTGGCGTTGAGTACGGGTAAGATCGTTCATGCTGGTGGTGGAGAGGTTCTTCATCACCTGGTTAACATCAAATGTGGCCTTCTTGAGCGAGGTCATCGTTCGCTCGGTTTTCTTAAGCTCCGCCTCGGCTTTCTTATATCCCGTAAGATCGTTTGCCTTATTTGCCTCGGTCATGGCCCTTCGGTAGGAATCGGCCTTTTGCTTCAGCTGATCCAGCACCGTCGAAGCGTTCTGATCGTTGATGCTTACGTTGGTAATCGCATTCTGTTCGTTCCTTGCCATATGATAGATTTTTGGCAAAGAAGCTAAGGGAATGGTGGGTTTGAAAGGACAAAAAAAGCCGCTTGCGCGGCTTAATTTGTAGCAAAAAGTAATGATTTACTCAATCAGGAACTGCTTAACAAAAGCTTTAAGCTCAATATGCGCCAGAAGCTTTTGCGATACCGATGCGGTTTTATTCAGGGGTTCCAGCGTTTCGAACCACCCATCAACCTTTTTTCGGTAGTCGGTTGGGGCAAACCTTTGGGTTTCCTTCTCCTTGTTAACCTTCTTGCCCATGGTGCTCCTCCTTAAACTCTATTCTAAGCTGCTTGCGGCTGGCATCCCACTGCTCAAAGGTTAAGTCCATAATATCATCAAACTCCTTCTTGGCATCGTCGAGCCGGTTCTTGGCGGTGTTAAACTCGGCTTTAATAATGCGCAGCTCAGTATTCTTTTGATGCACAAGCGCCTGCTTGTACTCGTAGAACTCGGCGTGCGCCGTGAAGTGGTTGTACAGAACATTGTAACATTCCAGCTTGTACTTCAGTACGGCTTCACGGGCCTCGGGGGCCACGTTCTTAGGGTTGATTGAAAAGAGCCAACCGAATACAAAACGGAAGGGGATACAGAACATTTCGTACTGCTTTTTATCTGCTCCAGTCGAGGTGCTCAGCACCCCAACTGAACCTAAAATTTCATCATTTTTTATCTTATCCCTTTGCTTGTGGATTGTTTTGTTTAAATACATCAAATATGCCCATACGATATTGGTTTAGGTTAAACAATACCGCAATATACAAAAAAATTATTGGCCCTGCTGTATTTCGTTAACAATTAATGTAACGGCTCTCTGTCCGTAGGCCTTGGCAAGGTTTTCGGCAAGCTTGTGCATCTCGCGGGCAAATACCTTGCTGTACCAGGCTTTGGGTTTCCGGTTGCTATTGGCTACCTCTGCGAGCGGAACGCCTCGGCCCACACCCATATCAACCATGCGGCCGTAGTACTGAAAGGTAAATTTTATAAGCTCGGGGTTGCCGTTGCTGGCGGTTATAACCTCGTGGGTAAAGGAGTTAATCAGCGTATTGCTATCGCCAATCCCTAGCTGGGTTATCTTCTCCTCCCAGCGCTCAACGGTTATTCTTGCCCAATCGGTTACAGTTTGGGTAATCATAGCTTACAGGTCTAGCCAATCGTCGGTATCAAAAACCATAGCCGCTTCGCGCAGCGTAAAGGTAACCATAACGCCATGCCCCATATCGCCAAGCGGACCCACGCCCTGAAAGCTGATGGAGTTGGGCAGCAGAAGTTCAAGGCCATTGTAGGCATTTATATGATCGTAGTATAGACGAGATACCGCCTTCTTTGCAGTTTCCATTGCCTTATCGCGGGCCTCCATGATCTCCTTATCGTTACCTGCATTCGCTTGAAAAAGGAAGAACCAAGTGAAGAAAGGGCGGTACATGGGATTGTCGGAGTTGTTATCCTCCATGCGTTGATCCTTGCCATCCTCGGCAACCATGCAGGGGAAGTTAGCGCTGGATATATTAGCCATTAACCCATCGAGCGAAGCAAGGCCTGTGCTCTTAAAGAATCGTGGTTTGCTATCGGTGTGGGCAATATCCCTTAGGTTGGTGGCAATATCCTCTGAGTACTCAAAGAAATCAAACATCATTCTTATCCTTTCGTTTGTTGTGCTTTTCTATAATCGATTGCAACGTGTATAGCGTTTGGAACAGCGGTGAAGAGTGGATTTTGTCAATTTTCGACAGGTCGTCTTTTGCCAGGTCGGTTACAAGCTGCATAAACCCATCGACGGGGTCTTTCCCAGATGCTTCCCCTTCAGAGAAGACATCCTTAAACTTTTCTGCAAGGAAGGCAATGCAAGCTTCGTAATACCATAGCATCACCTGCTTTTGGAATGGTTTAATTTTAGCGATTTGATCAATGCGCTTCTCAAACGTTGCCTCCTGAAAGGGGGCGCGCCTGTCCCCATCGGGATGATTGCTGGCTGTTGGGCGCCAAAGGATAGCCAGGAGCCGGTTAAGATGATGCTCGTTCTTTGAATTGTTCCAGGCAATACGCTCCATTTCAGCAAGGATCCACTCGCTGGTAAGAAGATTAGAAATGGCATCAGCAGGGCCAAAAAGCCTGCGGTAGCGACATGGATAAAACTCATGGTAATGGTTCTTTGTGATTTTAGGGTTGATGCGGTTGTCATCAACCATCCAGCTAATCGATTGGGCCAGCACGGCCATTTGAAACGGAGAAACAAGGTATATCCTTGTAATACCGTGCCTAACGTAGTAACAATCGAGGTTATTAACCCTTAAGCTATACCTCCAGGCCATACGCATTCCCATGCAGAATAGGGCGAAACGGAACAGCAATTCGTTTTCGGTTAGCCCTTTCTGAATAAGCTGAGCAAGCGTTTCGAGTTGAGGACCGGTAATCTCGTCCCACTTCTCGGGAAGCTGGTACACATCGTTCTGAAATGTAACATTTATCATTCGCTAGCCTTTAGTTTGCAACAAATATTCCTAAATCCTCGCTGTTCTCGAAATCAGAAAAGAACGGCTCGGCCGCGTCGTAGTAATCGCTCTCTGCGTACAGAGGAAAGTCATCGGGGTATTTATTGATTAGCTCTCGGGCTTCGTTGTAGTGGAACTGAGCCACATGGGCGGTGTCCCTGCTGAGGTGTTTTGCTGCCACTGCATTGGCAACGAAGCCGCGTAGGTGGCGCACCAGAATTGCTTCTTTCTCTTCGAATTCTTCATCTTCTTGAATTTTACTGATTAGGTAATCGAATAGTTCCGGAGAGATTAGCGTTTTAACCCTCATCTCCTCCATGTTATCCATCTCCTTGCGAAGCTTTTGAAATGCCAGCCGGCTCTGATCGATATCAACATAATTATCGAACTCTAAGGCAGAGTTGATAAGGTTGCGGATCTGCATGGTGTATGCCGACGACTCTACCCACTCATCGTAGTCGTCCTTATTCTCCTCAAGGAACTCCAGCAGGTTTTCCACATTGCTCCACACCAGCTCCTCAAGGCTCTTCATGTAATCCTTAACCCTTTCTCTTGAGGCTGGAGCAAAATTATTTGTACTGGTAACGCTAAAACCCGATTCTCCGATGTTCAAATCCATGTGCGGAGCGGCAATTAGCATTGTACCACGGGCCACCACGGCAACAACGTAGGGGTATAGAGCAGCGAGTTCTTCCTCGTCATCATCCTTGGTTTCTGCCCATGTGCTAAGAAGAGCAAAGAGTTCGTTTCCGATGAATGGTTTTAGGTATTTCTTCTCGGCATCGGAGATAAAAGGAGAGAAGGTTGCCTCGTTCAACGTTGCGTTGATCTTAAGGTGCTCTTTGGCTTGTTCGGTTGTTATGAGCATGGGGATCAAGGTTAAAGGTTAAAGGATAAAGGTTAAAGTATTATGCTATTCAATGGCGGGTTGAGATATGGTTTTTTCGGCGCCGGTGCCTTTATCAATGGTGGTTAGCTCCAGGTTTGGGATGGTAAAGTGCGCTTCCTCTGGCCAGCCATTAACTGACTTAATAAGATATAGGGGGTATAGCAGCTTGTGCCGGTATGCCTTAATCATTGCCTGCTGAATGATGAACAGCTCGCGGGCTTCTGTTCCGTTGATGCTCTTGTTTTTACCGGGGCTACTCCCAATGATGCTCGGGTGAACGTTCATGCCGTAGCTCATAATATTTGAAACCTCCTCAAGGTCGCCAAGGTACTCACCACCGGTGTACTCATTCTTCAAAGGTGTGATGGTGATCATTGATAGAAGCTCTGTGCCCATCTGATACTTTTTGCTTACAAAAGTTTTTCCGGCATTTTCGGGATTACTCAAGAAGTTATTGAGATTTTCGAGCCACGTTGTTTTAACGGTTTTCTTTTGATCTTCGGTGGTGGCCTTCTGTTCATCGTATAGTTTTTGGTAGAACTCAGGATGAAGTTCCACATGGTATTTTATCACCATACCATTATTAAGCAACGCGCGCTTAAAATCAGGAATTTTCTGGGCGAAGTCGTACCAGCCGCTTTCGATGATACTGGTCCAGTAAGGTTTTGGATAGTAGAATCGGCCTGGCGAGATGAAGTCGATGGGTATTACAAACTCGCGGTACTTTACCGGCTTAACCTTGTTCATGGGGTCTGGTTCAAGCCCCAGCTTATACTTTATATCCTTAATGGGATTTATGGGTGAAAGCATAGGTGTTGCCTTAAGATCGTTAGGAGGATCCTCTTCGCCCCATCGCGCTGAGTAGAAGTGATGCTCTATGATGCCATCATCGTTCATCACCTCAAGCCGAGAGAAGGCAGCCTCCTTGTGGTACAGCTGAACAATCTTCGGTTTTGCCTCATTATTGGCTATAACTGAAGGAAATATCTTAAAGAAAAACTGAAGATCTGTCGCAGATTCAAGCAGATATCCGTTGATATCATTGTCGGCAAAGAACTGGTTAATCTCCTTAAAGCCATCGTGGGGTTTAAACTTCCCATCGGCATCCTTCCTGGTGATCACCACACCATCGCCAAAGGTAAGTAGGCTTCGGAACTGCATGGCGCTACTCACAATAGGGTTAGCATAAACCTTATCCATAAGCGTTTGAGGCAACAAATTATCGTCGCCCCACCAGGCAATCCCTCGATATTCTGTTCCCTTGCCTTCAATTTGAAATTTTTTTGGATTGTTTGGAGGTTTTGCATAAAGCGTTTTGGGTGCCGGCATATTCACAATGGCGCCAGCGCCTTTAAGAATGGCATAATCGCCAATTATATTAATTGAACTCATAGGTAAACCTCCTTGCCGTTAAATACAGTGATTAGCACCAAATGAATTTTTCGAATTTCACCGTTAGGGTACTTTATGTTAAGAGTGCCATTGCGGTGGTAGTACGATGTGAGAATAACATCGTTGGCTTCAATCTCTTCGCCAGTTGATAGCTTACGGATCTTAAGGTTAACCCGTTTAGGTTTCCCCTTCTCATCGGTTTGCTCCATTAGCGAAGGAATAATTGAGGCGTGTATCATTCGTTTAGAATTTTACACGAAGAAAAATAAATGGGAGCGGGAAGGAAAGGACAAAAAAGCGTCTGAAAAAAAAGAAAAAAGAAAACAGCAAAAAAATAAAAAAAATTCAAAAAAAATTGCTGAAAAAATTTTACATCAATTCTATAAACAGGGGTAAAGGGGGTAAAAACCCCCTTTACAGTCAGATGACCCCGCAGCGCCCTTTCGGTGTCGCTCTGGGCAGCGGTTTTGGTTTTCTGTTATATGCTATTGATATACAGTTTATTGGCTCTTTTGGCTTGGCTATTCACCGCCCGCCCCCTGAAACAGGATCGCCTGCACGTGGTGTGTGCAGGCGATACCATATTAAAGGTTAAGGAAAGGGCAGTGTATTGCGTTTGCTGCAATACTCTGCCCTGTTTAGTTCTTAGGGTTAGGGATTGCAGCGGCATCCTTTTGCGTTCTTTGCAAAAGATATAGCGGAAAGCCCGGCGCAACCTGTTATACTGGAAGTGAGCGGTTAATGTTGGGGGGAATGCCCAGTTTGCGGGCTTACCCCAGCTTAAGCGGGAACGAAAGGTATAAGTGGTTGCGCAACCTCCAAAAAAAATTAAATAAACACGCTCACCCCATCATCAGAAGTAATATCAACCGGGAAGAGACACATACCAATGTAAAGCGTATCAAAGGCATCAGTAACGTGGGTTTTTGTTTCATCGGGCTGTTCTGGAGAGTCCTCATACTTCTCTGCGCTCTTATCCTTTTCAAAGCCGTTCCTACCTATCTTAATGCCAGTTTGCTCCATTGCAAGCTTAAGGTACTCGCAGTTATGAAGATTAAACATAGGAAATAGATACCTATCGTCACCCTTCATACCATTATTAATCATTTCGTGTTTAGTATCGTGCCGCATAGGTTGCCCTATAAACTTAGGGGTAACCCTCCACCCCCGGGATTGAAGGACCTGCATAACCGTTTCAAAAAAGGTAAGATTACCTGCAGCATCCTGGTTAGTTGCTGTAGTATCGTAGTAGTATATAACGTCGCGGCACAAATGGGGCTCATAGTAATCGCAGAACTCGCTTACCACATCTTTAAGTTTACGGGGTGTTTTAACGAATAGGGACTTAAGTGTTCGCGCAAACCTACCACGGGGTTGCCCAACCACTAGGTTATTGATTGCGGCATTGTAGTCGTTGGCAACGCAGAGCGGGGCGGTGGGGTTAACGTCTGTATCCCAAAGGCAATTGCGTTTTTTGTTAAGATCGTAGCCCAGTAGATCAAGAACACCGCTGGCTTTAGGGGTATAAAAGTGTGTATCCTCCTCGAGAGAGGAGTAGAAGCCGTTGGGCAGCTTGCGCATGCGTTGGTTTAGAATGGCGGTTTGGAAAATAAGGGGCGGAAGTTCTCGCTTCTGTTTTGCGATCCAGCCCTCGCCAAGAATTTCCACGTTATCAATGGCCGAGTACTCGGCAAAGAAAAGGGCCTGGGAGCGAAGCAGGCAAAGTTCCTGCTCGAGCTGCGCCAATTTACGTTTAGAGTGAGCTGTTTCCTTATCCTTAAATTTATCCTTGGTGGTTTTGTAATCGATGTAAAGCAGTTTAATGAGCTTAATAAGCTCCTTATCCATATCCTTTTCCTTATCGATGATCCACATACCGCTTTTAGATGTGGGCATATCGGTAGAGTAGAAAGAGCCACCGTGCCAGGGGCAATGGCTAAAGTACTCTCTATTCCCTCGCACAGCAGGGTTAACCTCATTCTTAATCTTGTCGTGGTTAAGGAACTTAGCCTCCGGGGCAATTATGTAATCCAAACTCATAGAGTTGGTACTCATCGCCCTATCGAATGAAACCAAGTGCTGTATGGATCCATTGAACCAAATAATTACATGGTCGTAGCTAAAGGGTTCGCGCAAGGGCTTGGCGAAATTTGCCGTTTTGGGTGGTCGCCTACCAATGTAGTAGTGCCTATCGCGGTGATAGCCCCAGCGAGAGAGAGCGTAGGCAATGGCAGGGAGCGTATTCTGCAGCAGTTTGGCATAGGTTGGGGAGAGAATTGCGCCATTGCTGCGGGGCATAGCAAAAACGTTACGAAGCATAACCCTAGCATCAAAGCCCTCAGATTTTCCCAACCCGCGCGAAGCGATGATGTACTCGTCCTTAGCGTTTACGGCCATGGCCTCGCTCTGGGGCTGATTGAAGTATTTAAGCGCTTTACTCATCCTCAATAATTTCTGCTTCAGTGATGCTTGAGCTCTTAATGTACTTGGCCTTTAGTTTACGCTTAAGTTCAAGTACCTCTTCAGCGCTTTTATGCCCGTCGGGTATGCCAAGAAGCTGAGGATCCGCAGAGGGTTCGAAAGAGGGTGGAACAATCTCATCCCAGGGAATGTCGTCAAGATCGTCCTTATCAAGCTTAGTGTACTTGCCCAATTTATCGGCAGCCATAGCCATTGCCTTGGGATCCTTCTTGGTTTTAGCAAGTTCGTAAGCTTCTTTAAGCATGCTGATAACAGTGTAGCGCTGCCATTCCTTATCGGCGTTCTTTATATCACCAAGCACAGATTTAATTATGGCAACATCTCGCCAGGCTTGCGTTTTGCTTCTGCCGTATTCGTTTATAAGCAAATTGGTTATATGAGTATCGGAAAGAGCGGGGTCGGTAATCCATTTGGCAAAAGCATCCTCATACATTTGCTTAATGCCCAACTCATTGTCAGAAAATTTGACTGGTAAATCGTCAGGGTTTCTGTAAAGGTTATTAAATATTTTTCGTGCAAGAGGCTCTTTTCTGGGCATACTATTCGTTATTAAGGTATTTGTCGGCTAGCAGTTCGGCTTGAGGGCTACCCGCTTTAGCCAGCTGAATGATCTTCTTTCTAAGCTCCAATTTGGTAAGCAGTCTACCCTTCCTAAAAGCTTTGGTAAAACTATCGTTGGGTTTATTTTTAACCAGGTGTAATGCGCTTTCAGGATCAATATCCAGAAGAACAGCAATTTCGTCAGGCTGCATTAGCGCAGCAGCCATTTCGCTTACCCTTTGTAAAGTTTCATCAGTCATCACCAAAAGGATTAAATGGCAGGGCCTTTGAAAAATAGTAGTCGAACATAGAGTTGTAAAAATCAAAGATATCAGGCCGAGTGAATATGCAGCCCGCCTCGATACGAGGGTTTGGGGTAAGGTTGTGGCTACTAATAATGGCCATATCCATAATTTCAACGCGAATTAAAATAACCTTGCTGTGATTAGGGGCAAGACGTATCTCCGATATCACCTCGTGCGCGAACAGCATCATATCAAATTTGCGCTTAGGAATGGATATGTCGAAAAGCATTACAATACTATCGATCAAACCCTTGTCGCGATCATCTATAAAAGAGCGAATGGCGTTTTCGCTAAGCGAGAAAGAGGAGATTTTAACTACTGCTTTACCGCTAAACGAAAGGCAATGCGAAAGCAACTGGTATAGGCTCCAGTTGCCCTCGCTAAAAAAAGGCATTGTATCATTAGGCCTAACTATTATCTCCGCTAAGCTTTGCGATTTCGGATTCAAGGCTTTCAATTTTTTGCTGATACTCTTTGGCTTTTTCTTCACCCTTAGCGGCAAGATCGTGTTTCTTATTCTTGCGATGCTTTTCAATATCCCTAAGCTTACGATTCAGGCTGTCGCGGGTGGTTTTTAAATCCTTACCCAGGACAATAATCTTATCGTTGTTAGGGTTGGGGTTTAAAACCTTGTTGCGCTCCTCGGGGCTAAGGCCATTAAACTCGTCGATTTTAGCCCAGTGTTCACGTTTTTCAGTATCCAGGGCAATAATCTCGTCGCAAATGGTTTTGGCATCGGCAGCGCTATCGCAAGCCTTTAGCTTGGCGTGTAGTCCGCCAATAAGCGGGGTAATGGCTTGTATCCTATTGTAACTACCCTTTAGATTATCGGGCAGCAGATTAGTATCTACTTTAGCAGCAGGAGAGGCAGCAAGGGTTTTCTCTGCCTTATTAATAAACTTTTGCGTAAGCCCCGGAGTTTGTTGCTTGCCCACGATAGGCATTTTAGTAGAATTCTCAATTACCTTTTGCTCCACAAAAGCAGGCATAGCGGCAATTTTCATCTCAACGGCAACAAGTACTTGCTTTAGCAAATTGGCAGCGGTGCCGTCGGGCTGTGCGGCCATACGATTAAAGTAATCGTCGTACTTGTTGTTTGGCTTGTACTTATGGTACAGCTCAAGGCCCTGGGCATACTTTTCGGAAGGGTTATTAATGCACTCCCTAATTTTATTCAAATCGCTCATAGGATAGAAGTTTAGTTAAAAAAAATTACTGCAAAATTGAGAGTACAAATCTTGCAGCAAAAAACAGCAACCCAAAGGACAAGTTAAAACCTACGGTATGCGTAAAGAATGTCGGGAATATTACGAATAGTAAAACCGGCTCTTAACACATCTGCCCAGAGGTGCACATCCTGCCCTCGTGATATGTTAACATCATACTTTACTTTAGAAAAAATAGATTTTCTATACATAGCTGTGGCGTGATTTACGCACCATAGCTGTTTGGGTTCGAAAGCAGGATTATGGAAGTAACCATCTCTAATCGAAATGTCGAAATGTTTTCTCCAGGGATCCTTGTCCCTAAAGAAAAACAATGCTGTCCCCAAAACATCGGTATGGGGGTTTTTGGAAAGGAAATCCAATTGCTTTTCAAACCTGTTGGCAAAACTAATATCGTCGGCATCCATTCTGGCAATCCAGTTGTGCTGGCATTTATCTATACCATAGTTAAGTGCAGCAGAAATACCCTGGTTATGCTCAATACGTAATAGTTTAATCCCAAAAATAGGGATAGCAGCATTAAGTGCAATAATGGTATCTTCATTGGTGCTGCCATCATCAACTACAACAATCTCATTAGGCTTAACGGTTTGTGTAACGATGCTGTTAAGGGCCTCAAAAAGATGGTGTGGGCTGGTATTAAAAACGGGTATTAAGCAGGAAAACTCCATCCTAAGCCCTATTTATTCTCCATTTAAAGGAATTAATTAACTCGGTTTGAAAGGTATCCTTTCTGTTAAGGTTTTGGCTAATGCCGTGGCCAATCATAGTTTTATCAGATATCCCAATGGTTCCCCGCTCGTGCCCAGCAATAAGCACAGGAATTTTCCTTTTTTGAAGTTCAAGGCTCATATATATATCTGTCATGTTCATGTAAGGAAACCAATCCCAGGAAGGGCGAATGGTATCGGTATGAAAGCACATTACTCCAGTACCTATTTCGTGAACAAACTGCTCTTCCACCTTATCCATACAGCCAAAGAAATTCTTAACATCGAAGTAATAAGAAGTGCTAGGCCTGTCGTGAAAGTTTCTGCCGTGTAGGCTTACCACGGCTTTACGCTTGTACTCATCCACCTTGCCCATCATAAACTGAGCGTAATTTTCTGGGTATAGCAGCTTATCATCAACCGTGCAGTGGTATCCTGGCTCCCAATCCTCGCAGTTGTAGAACTTGCCCACATCGCCAGTATTACCAATTTCGTCCTCCGAGAAGTACACCGTAATTTTTGGGTGCGCGAGGATCTCTGGAAGGTATCCGCTAAAATTATTGAGGTAAACAAACAAGTGCTTGCACTGTGGTAGAATACGCGGAATGCTGTCGCCAAGGGTAGCAATCCGAACCGGCATGGTAGCCATATGAAAGGTGGGTAGTTCCATTATAATACCAGGGTTAAGGTTATTGAAAAAAGCCCCCTATTTAGGGGCTTCGTCGCCTTTTTCAAGGCTATCATCAGCGGGTGGCGGGGTGTTTTCCTTTTTAGATTTAGAAGCCTTGCCTTTCTTAATAGGCGTTCTTTGCACCTCAATGGGGCCTTCATATGGGGGATCGCCTGGCTGCAAATCGATATATGCACAGCCCTCGTCGTGTAACTCTTTCAGAGTTTTCTGATCGAGTAAGCACAGGTGTATCTCGCCCCGTTTAGGGTGCGAGATAGTACCTGGGTGCTTTAATTTGCTCTTGTAAACCATACTATGATGCTGGTGCGGTTAGCGGAAGGGTTCCTTCGTACTTGGTCACCATTAATGCGCTAAACGCCTCGCCGGTGAACATAGTTCCTTTTCTGCCCTCGCCCACCTTACCAGTATCGAACGCAGGCGAAAGGTATACGGGATGTCCTGGGCTACCAACCACAAGGTATTTACCCGCTTCCTCTTCGAAGAATAGAATGCCTGGGGTATTTATACAGTTGGATGCAAAGTTTATAATCTCGGCCTTACTGCCTGGGTGGAAAAACTCAGGTGTTAGCTTAAAGTACCTGCCATCAATATCTCCTTCTGCATCTGCTTTTAGTCCTCCTGTTTTATAGGTAGAGTAAAGTTTAATCACATTACAGCTAGCATTAAGTGTTATGCTGCCTGATAATGTATGATATTCAGCGGCAGATGCAGGGCTTTCGGGTAATGCAGGGAATTCCGAAAACCCATCGAGCGGAATAAAGTAAACGTTATTGGTTACTCCGGGCATATTCTGCGTTCCTGCGGTCCACGGCACAGCCGCATAAGGGAATGTGGCAAAAAGAATACCATCAGAGCCCAGGTTATCGATGATGTACTGAACCGGGGCATCGATGAACAGGGCGGGATCAACAGAGGAAGCGAATGCCCCTGCAAGGGCAAGGAATATGAGGCCAAAGAGGCAGGTCATTATAATTTTTAGTCGTTTCATGGCTAATGTGTGTTAAGGGGTTTGGAGTAATTGGGTTTTAAAGCAAGCCCACCGGGGTGGGCTATGCTGTGGTTATGTGCTAGGAGCTAGCAGCAGGCGTATAGTCACCCATTAGGGTAAGGTTAGCCACGCTGGCCTGCTCGTTACAAGCGAATAGCTTGGGATCCCAATCGTCGATACGAGAGCCGAACTCGGCCTGAATCCAGAACTGGATTAGGTTAGGATCTTCGTAAGGTGCGCGCACCTGCATAAAGTCCACATCGGTTTTAGTGTTCATACCAACGGAAAGAGTACCAGGCTTACAAGCCATTATTCTTTGTCCGGTACCTAGCACTGCATGAGTGGCAAGGTTTGGAACAAATGAAAGGTCGGCATTATCCTTAAGGTATTCCAGAAGGTCAGCCGTGGTAACAGTTTTAAGATTGCTGTACTTAGCAACCAACCCATCGCGAGCGTGGGTAATAACGTTGCTAGGCGCTATCAGATCGAAAGGAATATTCTTTAGGAATGGGTTAAGACCCCTACAGAATGTAAGCAGCTGGCCAAGGGGATCGCTGCTTCCTGATACAGGAGCGGCAAACTCGCCAGTTTCGATAAGGTTGCCCTTAGCTGTTGATACTTCACCAGCAACTATAAGCGCGGCAAGTTTTGGGTAGAACCCATCAAAAGCCTCGGCTGGGGTGGTGCCATCGTCGTTACGCTCGGCGTGGAAAGAGCAAACCACGTAATCCTCCACAAAGGTTTTAACGGCTTGTTCCAGGATAAGCTTTTCCAAAGGATGCTTCTTGGTCTTATTATCCACCTTGTTGCCAGCGGCCACAAGAACTTCCTTTTCGGTGTAGTTACCGATGTAATCCTTCAAGGCAATAAATGCCTTATCAACGGTAAGAACCGATTCGATGATCTTGAAAACCTCTTTTTGCTGGGCGGTTTCGCCTCCGAGATTTCCGTATGGGCGCATAAGCGCACCCCTGCGCTTTAATAGCTTCTTAACATCCTTATTGTTAACAGAGATTAAGTTCATGTTGAACTTCTTAAGGAATGGCTCAAGCAAGAAAGCGGGTAGCTGCTGGAGAGTAGGTTGGTAGTACTCGTTTGCCTTCTGTAGTCCAGCGAGGTTAACTATTTTAGTCATTGTATTTCCTCCTAATTTTTAGGGTTATTAAAAAGTGTCGAGTTTTAAATCGGGGCGCTCCTTGGCCAGTATTTCCATACAGGCAACCGGATCGTTGGCGTGTTCCTCGCAGAACGTGTTGAGAGCATCCTCGTCCGTTTGGGACGATTCGGGGTCGGTGGTGCTGGTAACGGTTGCGGTTTGCGCTCCTGGTGCGGAGCGAACCGAAGCAACCTCCTGCTCTAGCTCGGCAATACGAGTATCGCGCGTGGCAATATCCTCATCGCGCTGGGCTATTTCGGCTTGATGGTTTTGCGCTTGTGTGCGCAGGGTTTCAGCTTCGGTGCTTTCGGTTTCGGCCAGCTCAAGGCGGGCGTTAAGGGATTCCATTTGCTCCTCCGATAGAGAAACAAATCCCTCTTGAACCTCAAACGACTCAACGTCAACCACAGCGGCAACTCTTTCGAATTTCTTCATGGTGATTTGGGGTTTGGTTAAACTTGGGTTGGATACAGATTGAGTGATTTCTTCGGTGATAGACTGGGCGGTTTCCTGAATGGATTTCGCGTGCTCTTCGGCCATCTGAAAGGCAGTGGAAAGGGTTTCTTCCCAACTTGCAATTTTATCGATAAGGCCAATGCTTAAAGCCTCGTCGGCGAAAACCACCCGGCCTTTAAAAATGCTCTCATCGGAAATGCTGCGCTTGGATTTAACCACAGCGTGAAAATCTTCGGCAAGAGGATTAAGCACGTTCTTCTTGTAATTATCGTACTTACCCGAGCGAAGCTCTTTAAAATCCTTATTCTTGTCGGGGGATAGATCTGAAACGATATCGTGGAATACCACACCCTCTTTTTCCCAGGCGGGTTGAATATCCATAAAGGAAAGCATCACACCGATGCTTCCTATGCGCGCGCGAGGTATTGCGGCTATAATC